CATCCTTCTACTTCCTTAAGCGAAGACTTAGATTCATATTAGAATTGAGGTGGGAGAAGGCAGACAAACTATAGTGGAGCTGACCAATGGAAACCTCAACCCTGATATATCTTTCGGCAACGATATCATTCTTATTCTTATGTGTTGGTGTTGTAGTCGGATGGATTGCTAAGGACTTTACCCATGATTATATGTGGTCACGTGATGAAGTACAGTATGCACATCCAGAATGTTATAACAGCGATGGTCAATGGATCAACGAAGAACTCTTAACCGTAAAATTTATAGAACATGGAGATGAACTAGATGAAACTGATGATGAATGAGGTACTGCAGAAAGTATCTAATGCGAAAACAAAAAAGGAAAAGGTGATGTTGCTTAGGCAACTAAACACTCAGGCACTAAGATCTCTGCTCATTATCAATTTTGATGAGAGTATTATTTCTTTGATGCCTGAAGGTGATGTACCTTACACACCTAATGAAGCACCAGTAGGTACAGAACATACTGTACTAGAGAAAGAGCAGAGGATTCTGTATCATTTCTTTAAGGGTGGATCTAATATCTCTCGTACTAAAAGAGAATCAATGTTCATTGGTTTACTTGAAGGACTTCACAAAGGTGAGGCAGAGGTTCTCTGTCTAGCCAAAGACAAGAAGATAGGCAAGAGGTATAAGATTACTAAAGCAACTGTTACAGAAGCATTCCCACAGATTGTGTGGGGCAATAGAAGTTGAGAATACTACATGAAAAATGTGATCCTAAGATAGCAGAAGATAAGGGTCTACCTTACACTGCTTTCTTAGTTCAGTATGAGCTTGAGGGTAAGGTAACCTACGATATTGCTATGTCTTCTAAGGCAGCAGAGCTCTTCGATCACTACTATGATAAGTACAAGAAAGATTTCAGAAGGTTTGATGCAACTGCTGGTACTGTAGATCCTAGGAGATGGAATGATCCTACGAAAAAACCACATCCCCCTGCTCCACCTAAGAAAAAGAGAAAGAAAGAACCACCAGCAGCAGAAGCATGATACGTAGAGAGATCTTTTCAATACCTTTCTTTGAGCTCAAGGTAGATCTTGATAGGATAGTGATACCAGAGTCAAAATTTGAACCCTCTTGGGAGAGTGGAGTTCCTACTACTCATCTAACACAGAGACCTATACCACGTAGTACAGTAGAATATCTTACTGAAGTTGTATCAAAACCATTAGACACAATTAAAGATAAGTCTATTGCTATGAGGTTTACTCAGATCTGGAGGAATAAATATGAAGAGCATACCTATCAGGGATATCATATACATCCTAAGACTCAGTGGAGTTTTGTAATCTATGAAACTGTACAGAGTGCGAAGACTGTATTCATGAATCCTTCTCTACATAACCTACAGAATCATGCCCCTAGTGGTGAGGCATGTATGGGAAGTACTTATGATTGCTACATAACATTTGAACCAGATTATTTGGGGCCAGGTGATATGGTTTTGTTTCCTAGTTGGTTAGCACACCATGTAAGACCTGGTAACACAGGTACTACTATCTCTGGTAATGTTATCCTTCATCATGGAAACTCTAAAGAAAATATTAAATTGTAGCAAGTTACACGGTTTCACTTGACTATATACTATACCTGTGTTAGTATTAACACAATCGTTCAACCCAAAAGGGTCGCAAGTAAGCCGACACGGAACGGATCGTTCATCCCATGAATTTTTTACCTAGTTTACTCTTTGCTTCTGTAGGTCTCTTGACCTGTGGTGAAGCACGAGATATTATAAGCGATGTAAGAAGCGAGTACGGTAACACCGCAGACACTGAGATTGTTCAGACTGTCCAAGATGCTACCGAACCTGGATGTGATTGGGACGCACATGTTGACTGAAGGAACGGGGTTTTATCCACCCTATCCAGAGGCAAGCCAATGGCACAAGTCACTTACCGTGGTGTCAAGTACGACACTGATTCACGTAAAGGAACACCATCTACTAAGTCAGACCTGACTTACAGAGGTGTGAAGCACAGCAGCAAAGCAGTTGCTGCATAGTATACCAAATTTCACTTTTGGTTTACAGAAATCTGGGAAATTTTTTTCCCAGATTTTTTTGTGTTTAAAGTCGAGCATAAATACTTAGTAACGTCAGAATAATATATGGAATGGAAGAGAGTCAGAGAAAGGACAAGAGGAAGACTGCGAAGAGAATATTAAAGCTTGCAAAAAAGCATCCAGAGTGGTATACTAAGGAGGATATAAAGTACGCCAAACTAGTTCGTAAGATTTATAAAAAGAATGCAACAGGTGAAACTAACATCAGTCACTCCCAAAGCGGAGGAGACGATGGGGTACGTGGCGAGAGTCAGCAACCCGAACAATCAAGACAACCCAAACGTGGCTGGATTGCTAAAGTATTGCATAAAGCATGGTCACTGGTCGGTCTTTGAGCAAGCACACATGACTGTGGAGATTGAGACTACTCGTGGTCTAGCAGCACAGATATTAAGGCACAGATCATTCACATACCAAGAGTTTTCACAACGGTATGCTGATAGTAGTCTGCTTGCTGATGAGATTCCTTTGCCTGAACTACGTAGACAAGACTTAAAGAACCGTCAGAATTCTACTGATGATATGGATCAGAGAAAGATCAATCATTATAATAGAAAGATGGAACAACATTTCAAGCAAGGAATGAGGTTGTACCAGAACATGTTAAAGGATGGTGTTGCTAAGGAGTGTGCTAGGTTTGTCCTACCACTTGCTACACCAACACGTCTGTATATGACTGGTAGTGTACGTTCATGGGTGCACTACATAGACCTACGTTCTGCACATGGTACTCAGAAAGAACACATGGAAATTGCTGAGATGTGTAGAGATATATTCAAGAAAGAATTTCCTATTTGTTCTGAAGCATTGGAGTGGAATTAATGCCTGTATACAGAGACTACGAGATTAGAATCAATCTAAATGAACTAATCGAAAAAAGAATACCATGTTGTGATCTATTACATCCTGATCATTGCTTCTCAGCAGATCAGATATCACAGATAGCACACGACATTAACATGGACTTGGATCTACATCCAGTCTATCATCAGATTGATGAGCATATCATGAGGTATGTTACTGCTGCTGGTATTGATAACTCAGAACACTGGGTTGAAAAGAAACTACCTGACCTTGAGGACTAATGGAACCTTACGATACTAATACAGGTGTACACAATCGTGTACAGATAACAATTGATCTTAATGAATTGGTGTGGGCAAGAGGAGAGCATCTCAAGTGTGAGATGTCCGTCAATCAAAACGAGTACCTAGCAGAGACATTAAGAAGGACGTTGACTTGGGATACAATGTATAGTATGATTGATCAAGCTATACTAGAGTTCTTTGATAACCATGAGCACCCAGAGATCTGGGATCCTCACTACGGTGAGACTGCTGGTAACGAACCTGCTGCTACCTTTGAGAAGGAAGCTAAGCAGAGAGAGAAAGCAAAGAAAGAGTTTGAAATGGTTGATCTAGTATCATCAGCATGGACAATCAAAGTACCTAGGAGAATAAAGAAATGACTTTCACTACTAGATTAAAAGAAGGCACTAAGAAGTCTCATAATGCAGCAGAGAATACTAAATTTGTATCTCAATTCCTCAAGGGGGTATTAGATCCTGAAGAGTATCGTAAGCTCATCACTGACTTCTACTATGTGTATGATACAATGGAGCAGTTGATAGTAAAGACTACTGATCCCAAAGCAAAAGTATTACAACAGTTTAATGTAGATCTATTTCGTACTGCATTCTTACAGCGTGATCTTAGATATTATTATGGTCCTATGTACAGAGATCTAATGATTCCTTCGGAAGCATGTAATGCATACTGTCACAGAATTAATGAGGTAGCAGAGAAAGATCCCTACCTATTGATTGCTCATCATTATACTAGATACATTGGTGATCTATCTGGTGGTCAGATCCTTAAGGGTATAGCACAGAAAGCTTTACAACCAAAGGAGGGTGAAGGACTACACTTCTATGACTTCCCTAGGATAGAGGATGCTAAAGCATTTAAGACTAACTACAAAGCAGTCTTGGATGGTCTCGAGCTTAACGAGAGCGAGATCAATGCTTTAATTGCAGAGGCAAACCATGCCTTTAAATTAAACATGTATTTGTTTGATGAGATTCAGGGCAATGCTCTACAGCAATTAATAAAATTAGCATTTAAGTTTATCAAGTCTAAACTAACAGGAGGAAATAATTAATGCCAACCTACCCACTTAAACATAAAGAGACAGGAGAGACTAAAGAACTCTCCATGACCATGAAAGAGTATGAGCAATGGAGAAAGGACAATCCTGACTGGGATAAAGACTGGTCTCAAGGTTGTGCTGGTGTTGGTGAGGTAGGAGACTGGCGTGATAAAATGACCAAGACACATCCAGGATGGGCAGATATTATGAAGAACAAGGTGCAGAAGCAACCTAAGTCGAGAGTGAGGGGTTGGTAATGGCTACTACTAAAGCTAACGGACAACCTACCAAGAGGACAGCGAAGAGAAAGAAACCTATCAATCAGAACTTCCTTCTTGATATCACACCACTGACTGAGAATCAGATGGTGATGTTTGATGAGTGGGAGAAAGGTCAGAACCTATTCACCTATGGGTGTGCTGGTACAGGTAAGACATTCATTGCATTGTATCTTGCACTCAAGGATATATTATCAGACAACAATCCATATCAGAAATTATATATTGTTAGGTCATTAGTATCTACAAGAGAGATTGGTTTCCTACCTGGTGACCATGATGATAAGGCATTACTATATCAGATACCATACAAGAATATGGTTAGGCATATGTTTAAGATGCCTGATGATAATGCATTTGATATGCTGTATGAAAACCTCAAGCACCAAGAGACTATATCTTTCTGGTCTACCTCATTCATACGTGGTACTACACTAGACAATGCTATTGTATTGGTTGATGAGTCACAGAACTTGAACTTCCATGAGTTAGATAGTATAATCACTAGGGTAGGACAAGACTCAAGGATTATATTTGCTGGTGATGTCTTCCAGACTGACCTAGTAAGACAGAATGAGAAGAATGGTATCTTAGATTTTCAACGTATCCTTGAGGCAATGGATGAGTTCTCTTCTGTTGAGTTTGGTGTCGAGGATATCATTAGGTCGGGTCTTGTTAAGTCTTACCTTATCAGTAAAATTAATACAGGACAGAACGAATGAATACTTTAGAACTCTTTCCAGTAGAGATATTTACATTTGATTGGGATGGTGATCTCAATGATGTTCTAGAGAAATGTATAATAAATCAAAAAGATCTTGGTGGTTCTTTTTCTGCTACAGAACCCAGAGATGTATCACAATCATACCCAACTGCATTAAAATTATTTCCTGAGCTATCAGAATTTATAGAGGATTGTTTATCTCAGGTGAAAGATCATCATAAGTTACAGTGTGATGGTCTTAGAATTTGTTCTTCTTGGGTTAATAGGTATAGAAATCGTGCTGTATTACCTTGGCATTTACATCCTATGAGTGCTTTTAGTGGTACTTTTTGCATTAATGATGCAGGTATGTTATCTTTTAAAGATCCTGTACAGTTTAGAATGTTTGAGTCTACCATGCCTCTGTCTGATCAGGCTAAACAGTATGATGT